TTATTTTTAGCTGCTTCATATTCAGCGTGAGTTACAAATGGCATGAATACAGTAGATCCATTAAATAAATGCTCATGGTATCCAGATCCTCCCATCTCAACGGCTCTCGCTTGCGCTTCGCTTATAGTAGTAAAAGTGTCTACAGTATTTAATACTGGTGATTTAAATAATTTAGCGATATCTACATCAATTCCTTTATCTTCTATCTCTGGAATGATATCTCCGCCGATAGGTAGTAGATTAGCTGGTACATAGTAATCATCTAGCTTAGCATTCTCCTCATCCATACCGTAACTCATTGCAGCACGTTTTTCGTTAGGAGTAAGCCACCACGCCTGACTCATTTGTCCAACTACCTTATCCATCTCCTCCTGTAATTCTGGGATAGCTGAATAGTCAAAATCGATATATAGCTTCTCGCCATACTGAGGAGCAAGCCATCTATTTAATTCATCTCTAACTTTGTTTAGCTCTGGAATTACAGCATTTTGATAAAGCGCCTTCTTAGCTTCCTTCATGTTATTGTAGGAAGTGCTATCTGTATTGTTTAATAATTGTACTGGTACATTATAGATATTACATAAATCTTTTATAGTTGCATTGTACTGCTCTATTAAAGATAAATCAGATGCATTTAAACCAAAGTTAATCCAAGATAGTTTCTTAGGCGTTATTACTACATCTCCAGCGTTGTCGCTTCCCTGGTACTGCTGTTTGAATTTCTCTTTTAATGCTCTAGCTTGAGTTTCGTTTAAATCGCCTTCATCAGACATTAGCACCCCCCTGGCTGTTTGATTTTGTAGATATTTAACTCCAGTAGTTAATGCCTGGTTATTCGCATCCATAACTCTTAAACCAGCTTTTAATGGTGACATTCCATACAAGTGTGATCCTGTACCATCATAGTATAAGTTTGGATCTTTTATGTGGCACACATCCTCAGCGGATATTTTATAGCTTCCATTGTAGGATAATGTGTATTCTTTAACTGGGTTCATTATGCCACCAGAATTAATTTCTATTTTCTGTGATGGCAATACATAAAGCTCCTTATATCTCCCAGCTCCTAACCCAGTTTCTGGTGAAATACCATAGATGTATCTATTTCCTGTTAATTTACCAAAAGCGATTACCTCTTGAATAAATGAGGAGTAGCTTTGCGATGGATTTGGTCTATCTAGTAACTCGTGTAACTCAGTTCCCTCTAATTCTACTAATGCCTTCTTTTGTAGCATTCTGGCTTGTAAAACTGTATTAGCGTTAAACTCTCCAGAGGTTAAAGATTTATATCTTTTTAAATCGTTTTCCTTTTGCACCTCGTAAATCTGGAAAGGAATGTTAGTCGCTGCCTTATTGATTAAATTGATTATAGAATAAATCGTAGCGTTATATCGATAACCTTTATCTATGTAGGTGTCATCATTTTCTGGATTCCATACAAGAGTATCACCTAAATAGTTATAGATCGCCTTATTGAAATCTATGTGGGTTTTTTGTGCGCTTTTAGAAACAATGTTTTTGAATCTATCTAAGAAACTAGCCATTAAATAAGAATTATTTTATTATACAAAAATAGTAATTAAATTACAAAGAAATCAGCACGTTTAGCATACTGCGAATAAACGCCATATCTAATAGCATCCATGGCGTGATTAAATCGATCCATCGGCTTGTTTATGATAGTTCCATCTTTAAGCTCTTGCCAGTAATAGTTATTGTATTCTTTTAATATGTTTTTAGATTCCTGGCTTACCACTATGTTAAACTCTTTAAGTAATGATATTCCTGCATTAATTGAACCAGATCCTTTTACTGCTGGTTTTACAAACATTCCTAAGCGCTTCATCTCCTCACCAGATTTTGGCTCTGCTGCATCATAGAATGTTAGAGTTTGATCATATCCTAGGCGTGTTAGTTCATCCACTATGTCGCTGTTTGTAAGACCTGTCTTGTAAATGAGTTCATGGATATAAATAGTATCTCCTTTACGAACTATATAATTTGCGGAAGTTGGATCATTAGTATATCCAAAATCGAGTCCTACAACGCCCTCAGAATCTCTATCAAACTCTGGGAACTCGCTATGAGGTATAAAACTCCAGTTATTAAATATTTGCCTTGCTGAGAATACGGCTTGCTGACCTTCACCAAAAACTCTCCAGTAATCTGGATCTCTATCCTTCATTCTCTCTATCTCAAAAACCAAGTCCTCTGGTAGGAACTTATTATCCTTATAAGTCGTTATCCAGGTGTCACAGTCCTCTCTAGGTATTATTTCATCATAAATCCAATGAACAGGATCAGATGGGTTAAAATCCAAGATAATGTAATCTGTACATCTCATGTTAATTTGGCGAAAGTCCTCCATAGTTAATTCATTCGCCTCATTTAAAAAAGCTATGTTACGCTTTCTCCCTCTTATTTTCTGGCTGTCATCCACAGATAGAAATTCTACTAAATGATTTGCATAAGTGAAATGACCTTCTACTTTATTTAAATTTGCGCCATTCTCGTACATTCCTACAGATTCTGCTATCTCTAAGAAATCTCTTTGTACCGAACCTTTTAAAGCTGGTAGTGTTTTTCTGATTATAGATATTACTAAGGGTTCTTTAGTTTCTGTTAGTAGCCAAATCAAATACTGGCAAATGGCGTAAGTTTTCCCGCTTCTAGTACCCCCCTGGTGTGTTCTAAGCCGAGCGGTAGAGTTTTTTAAGTCGTAGAATTGTCTATTTACCCTCTGTATCATTTTCCTGGTCTGCTGGAATCCACTCGATAACCCTTGATTTTAATCCTCCTGTTTGTTTTATTTCCTGCTTAGTTCCATTCAATCTATGCGCCTCATGCTCCTCAGATATCATTTTCATGGCTGCTATTTGTAAAGATGGTGTTTCTGAATCTATCCAATTAGAAAGCATTTTGGTCTTTTTAGATACTCTCATTTCCTCTACTGCCTTTTTTATAGCGTTCGATTCGTTCAACTTTAAGTCATAAAAAGTAGTTTTACCACAGGGTAAAAATGCCACTATATGCTCAATAAACATAAGTTTATGCTTTTTTATTGCAGCTAAAGATTTTTTCTCTAATTCTTTTACATCGTATGCCATAACTATAATTTTGTAAACCAATGAATATTAAATCCAAAGATAAATAGGAAAAATTGTAAAGTATGCCTTTTATCATCTCCTAAAACCTCGATACCCTCTATATCTTCATTTGAATAATTTATTCCAGCCATTAAGCCGTAAAGAGGAAAAAAATCAATTTGTAGCATCTTTAAATTTATTATACAAAAATAGGTAAAAATCCCAGATAGATTGCTGGTACTTCTTTGGATCGTGTAGTTTATTGGTAGTTTTCGCCACTCCATCAATAGTATAAACTAATATAAATTGACCGTTTCTAGGTTTAGGATAAACTTTCATCCTGTTCTTATTACACCAGTTAAACGCTTTATAATGCTCTTGATTTGTGTTTACCGTTGGCTGTGTATATTTTTGTTTTATAGGCATATTAAAATGGTACTTGATCGTGAACTACTGTAAACCGTTGTTTTTTTTCATCTATAGATTTATATACCCCCCCATCCTTAAAATCTGGAGCGACTGTAAAAACGCCTTGACTTCCATTTTCCTTTCTTTTTACTTTTTGGATATGAACTTGAACGGCATCTGATTTAAACATAGTTATTTCTCCTAAGGACCTGTAAACTGTTATACAGTTAAACGCTTTATTAAAGAAGTCACTAGATCCAGAGATGTCGTATGGTGTAGGAACTTTATAGATATTATTTTGATTGAGTTCCATTTTTCTAGGATGCGCCACTAAGAATAGATGTGTTTTTGTTTGTTGGCAAAACTGAGTAATCTTAGATAACATTACGCCTACGTAGGAATGATCTCTCTGAGCTGAATGATCTAGCATATTCCAGGGATCAATAACTAACAAATTGACCCCTTTTTGGAATACTAAATCTTTAAACGCTTTTAAAATACCATCTAGGGTAAGATTATCTAAATCAATTTTAACAAAATAAAAATGCTCCTCTATAAAATCCTTCGTATTGTTTAGATCATCATTAGTACATAAACGCTCGTTTAGCTTGTTTGCTAATCTTTTTATGTGTCCTTCATAGGGAAATGACTCTGGAGCAAAGAAAGCTGTTCTATGTCGATATTTTACAGCCATATTGCAAGCTATTTGATCTACTACATCTGATTTACCAGAGTTTGGTATGCCTGTGACTACTGACCAAGAACCCTCAAAATCTATTTTAAAATAATCATCACTATCTCCTAAACCTATAGAGTAGTTTTTTATTCCATTTTCGTTATAATTTAAAACGTCTTTCCAAATGTCGTTCACGTTTACGATTCCTTCAAGAGGAAAGTGTTTACACGTCTTTAAAATGTTTCTTAATACCTCAGCTCCTTTTTCTACTAAAACTTCATTAGCATCCTTATAATCGCCAAACTCGACATATTTACAGCGATATTGTCCAAACCTTCTAGCGAGTTCATTTCTTAAAGCTAATCCTGGCTGATCATTATCTGTGCATAAAATAATATCAGTTTTATCTTTAAAATATTCCCAGCAGTTATCTAAATACTCTAATCTCTGGTTTCCTTTAGAAGCTCCATTAGGTACAGAGCAAACGGAATAGATGCCAGCTTCATGTAAAGATAGAGCATCCATTTCTCCCTCAACTATGTAAATAGTTTTCATCTCCTTAATAGAATCTAAACCATAGAATATTAATTCAGCTCCAGAAACCATTTTGAAGTTTTTTTGCCCATCTCTATATTTACAATTAATTAACTCACCTTCTCTGTAGTAATTAAAGTTTATAGCGTTTCTCTTTTTTTTGGCTTGAGGAAAATACTCTACAGATTCGCCTACTTTCCAATGTGATAAGGTAGCTTCCGTTATGCCTCTTTTATTAAACCATTTAACGGTTTTTTCAGATAAATCAGTTTTAACCTCTACAGGTTTTACAAATTCTTTTTTTGGAATAAAGTTTACATTACCACTATAACCACAGTTATGGCAATTATAAACGCCTTTCTCTAAGTTTATAGATAAACAAGGGTCTTTTTTGTTTTTTCTGTTATGGGAGCATTTAGGACATATAACTTTCTGGGAAACAGAATTTCCCTTTGGTATAATACCAATGTTTAAAAATTCATTAAAATTCATTTCTTTGTTTGTTTAGTTTGTTTAAAAATATAAATTCTATTTCACTTAGCAAGTTTTTTAATTCTAAAACATAAGATTTAACTTTCACATTTCTGAGATTATCTTCATTAAAAAGCTGTTCATTTGTTGCAAAACCTTTGAAGGTATACTCTGGATAATTACAATGAAAAAAAGCAAACCCCCCCACCTTAGATTTAGAATAATGAGGAGTCATAAGAGGCAGGTTTTTATCAGTTACTTTAACATCTATTGTTATTCCATTTAGAGTAGCATCATAATCATCAGTCCCTTGTATTTTGGATGTATTCTTTATAGAAAAATCTGGATAAAGATTATAATTCTTACAGAAAATAAACTCACCTCCAAATCCAATTACATTTCTATGTAAATGATTATCATCTTTTGCAGCAGTTCCTTTACCGTTAATGCCTGTTATCTCCTTATTATGCTGCCTAGCTTGAGCAGTTAATTCTACTATTTTTTGCTCTAATGGTGTTAAGATGTATTTATTCCCTACTATCATCGGATAATACTTCAAATTCTTGCCCTCCAAACTTTTTTATAAATCTATCTAGTTTTGAAATTCCTTTTTTCTTTTCCCTTATAGGAACTATAGATAGAAAATTAGATGACCAGAACTCATCCGCTACGGCTTTTTTACAAAGCCAGTAAAGTTGCCTAGGATTTACATCATCTTTTACATCACATAATCTAATAGTATCTAGCCATTTTGTTTTTTGATTTGTGCTTTTCGGTCTGTATCTATTGTCAAATAATTTTACTATATGATCATAGGCAGTTTTATACTTTAAATCAAAATCAGCTACTTTTTTAAAGTTGCTGCTATTATCTTTTATATTATTAATATTATTATTATATATATTATCCTGGACATTTTTGTCCCCACCCTGGGGATCTTTTTGTCCCCCCTGGACATTTTTGTCCATAGGGTAAGATGAAGAGATTTTTATACTTCTTTTGACTACTAATTTAGTTTCCTTATCGTATTCCATCTCTACAGTAATATAGCCGCAATCCTCTAAAAGTTTTACCCACCTAGAAATAGTTTTTTTATCTACTTGATACAGCTCAGAGAAATATCTATTATTTGCCCAGCATAAACCTTTTTTACTGGATAAAGCAGTTATCTCTCCAAAAAGTAACTTAGCACTAGAAGATAGTTTGTCATCATACCTAACATCCGCTGGTATGATAGCATAGTAATTTGGTTTCATGTTTTGTTTGTTTGTTTAAGAGTTCTCTACTATGTTTTTCACTTTATCGCAAAAAGTTCTAATATCTCCAAAAATTCTCTCAAATTGTGCTACTGTTATCTTATCATCTTCAAAAAGCTCCCAAAGAACCTCTATTAGAAGATCGTACTCTGCTGGTGTCATTGTACCTACATAATGATATCTAATAGATACATCTCCAATACTCGTAGTGGTACGCCACATTCTCTGATCTATTTCATTCCAGTAAACATTTCTATAATCAGTCATAATTCATGTAATTATCTATTATTTCTTTTGCAGCATCAAACGAATTACACCAATGCGCATCCCAGGAGGCATTTTTAAGACGTTTTAAGCAAATCTTTTGATTTTCTGTAGGTTTATTATATCCTACCTTTAATTCTATCGCTAAACCGCTGAAATCGCTTTTGGTTTCAAATATTAAAATATCTGGTATTCCAGCAGTACCCCCTAGGTATTTAAATTTAAATCTCTCAAATGGCGTTCTCTTACCTTCATTAGGCACATGGATAGCAAAAGATTTTGGATATTGTAACTTAATATAAGACATTACATTATTTTGTAGAATATCTTCTTTTGTCAAGTACTTTGCGAATGGATTTTTTGTCTGCATATCTTAAAAAACCTGGATGTATTACCCTAGGCGTTATTATTGGTTTAAAATTGTATTTAATATTTAAAGATGTTTGCACTTTCTTTTTTAAAGATATATAAGTTTCATTAAAAAACTTATCCATTTCTCTAAGATCTTTACAGCTTCTTATATTGTAAAGCGCCGTAGAATGATCTCTATCGATAGAATCTCCTAATACTTTCAATCCATAGCTAGTAAATTCCCTACATAAACCAAAATACATTTTTCTAGCATCTACTACATCTCTTGTTCTATTTTTTACACTAATGTCAAAACCTACATGGCGATCAACTATCTTTTTTATTTTTTTTAATTTCATATTATAATATTAAAGCTCCATCATCTTTATACCCTGCCGCTGAATACCCTTTCACTAATCCAGTAGCCAAATAAAGTTTCCAATCACTTAGTGCCTTTCTGTATGCGTTTCTACCCAACTCTATATCTTTTTCACCTAAAGCATAAACCTCTACACTAAATGGATATTTTGTTTCTACAGCTATAAATCTAAAATTTTCTACAGGAAATCCAAGTACATCAGAATAAAAACACGCCTGTAAGTGATAGGCATATTTATATAAATCTCTTTTAAATGCTACTGGCGAATTATCTTGACAAGTTTTTACGTCACTTATCCAGTCCTTACCAATAACATCTGGTCTAACTCTAATAGGTATTGAATCCATTTTTCCATAATGCGATAGCTCCGCTGTACCTGTACAGTACTCTTTAGCCAGTTCGTGATGCCTAAAGTTTTTCATAATACCAGAAATAATATTCATCTCCTCTGGCTTAATACAAACCCTATCTCCTGCTATTTTTTCGTGCTTTTCCCTAGCTTGCTTTCCCTCTTTAGTTCTACCATCTGTTTTTGGCATTAGATAATAATCTTGATTGAATTTATCCTCTCCCTCAATCATTATAGTATGTACAGCAGTCCCTAAAGCCATTGCTGAGGTTTCATTATAATGATCATTTATGTGATGGTATACTGATTTTTTAAAAATCTTTTTTAATCCGCTTGCTGAAATTGAGCTATCGGAATGATATTGATCATTAGTATCCTTTTTAGTAATTAATTTCGTTTTCATCTAGTTTGTTTTTTAAATAGAAAATTTGACCTTCCAAAACTTTCACCTCGTTTCTGCTATTTGCTAAGTATTCTAATAATACTGTAATCCTTTCCTCCATAAATATTTTATCATCCTCTGGAGTGCTGTCGTAAACGTCTGCTGCTGTTTTTTTGCGTGTCATGATTAAATTATTTTATTTTGTTTTTTTTTAAAACATCTTAGTTTGTTTAATAAAAAGGGAGCTTTCGCTCCCCTAATTAATTAAAATGGCAAATCATCATCTTGCTCTACAGGATTAATTTGCTTTTTTGTTTGTGTTTTATTAGATTCTGGTTTCCAAGTATTTAATTCTAAATAAATGCCATAATCACCATTTTTTATTTGAAATTTTAGCTGCTTATGGGTTTTGCCGTTTTTATCAGTATACTCCGATAAATGCTCTTCATTCTGTTTGCACCATTGAAAAAAATCATTTGGATTTAAAATTAAATCGCCTAAAATAAAATCTGGCGACCCTTCTCTTTTTGGAAATGTTTTAATTCCTGCTGGGATTGTTTCTTTACTCATAATCTTAATTTTTAAATTTGCTTATTATTTGTTCTTTGTACTCATTAGACATACTATACGAGCTAAGTACAGTTCTCGCATTTTCTTTAGTTCCTTTTAAAACTGCCGCTAAATCTGATTTAGATAAATTTGGCTTTTCCTCTTTTGCTGGCAAATCTTCTCCAGCATAGATATAATGTCCTAATCCATGCATCGCTAGATTTTTAGTTAAGCATCTCATTAAAGTAGTATTAACTTGAAACGCATTTGGCTTTAATACAGATTGATTTCTATGATCTAAAACAGGCAGCCACATAGGTAAAGTATTACCCTCAATAGTCACGCTTGTATAGCAAAAACCTCCGAAACCATTATTAAACGCCATTGGTAAGTTTGTTTCATCATCTTGATAGTACCAATACTCTGCACTCGGATATCTTTTTTTAACTTCACCCCATGCCCACGCCCAGGATAAATAACTAAGGTTTCCCTTTTTTTCAACTTTATCAGATACATCTACTGCCGATAAAGTTTGGAATACTGATTTTTTACTCATAATTCAAGTTTTTTAAAATTATTTTTAATTGTTTTAATTTCTGCAATTCCAATAAAGTAAATCGCCCAGGATCTTGTAGCTTTCTCTTTAGTGTTTCATAGGAAAACCCTAAGTAATCCGCCACGTCTAACCTCCTAAGTCCTAAGCGCTTTATCTCGTTTACAAATTCTAATTCTAAGTTATTCATATATAAAAAATATAGGGGAGTTTCCTCCCCTGGTTGTTATTTTATTAGTTTTTCTAATACTCTTAACTGCTCTGATTGTAATTCAATTAAATCTTTCATTAGCTGTTTTTT